CAAAAATGAGTAAAGACAAAGTACGTGTATTTGCTGCTGCAAATATGGCCTTTGTTATGCTTGTTCGTAAATATTTCCTTTCTTAGCCGCTTTGGTACAGCGCAACAAAATTGCTACTGAGTGTGCTGTTGGAACAGTTGTTCAGTCCCCTGAGTGGACTGAATTGTTTGAGCACATCGGAAAGCATGGTTGGGATCGTGCTATCGCTGGCGACTATGCCAAGTTCGATGGACGCATGAGTCCCCAATTTATACTTGCTGCTTTTAAGCTTATGATTAAGCTAGCAGAAAGAAGTGGAAATTATGATGAGGATGATCTTATTGTCATGCGTGGTATTGCCACTGAGATTTCTTATCCTACTTATGATTATTTTGGAACTTTGGTCCAATTTATGGGATCAAATCCTTCCGGACATCCCTTGACAGTGGTCGTCAATAGTTTCGTAAATTCTTTATATTTGCGTTATTGTTGGTATGCCATTGCTAGAGAGAAGGGATGGTGGAGAGTGCCACTCTTCAACACAAAAGTTTCGGCTATGACTTATGGTGACGATAACATTATGACTGTAGCAGAGGGATATGATGAGTATAATCATACCTCTATTGCTGACCAGCTTGCTAAAGTTAGTATTAAGTACACCATGGCTGATAAAGATGCCGAATCTATTCCTTTCATCAACCTAAGTGATGCTTCTTTTTTGAAGCATTTCGCGGTTTGGGACGATGAATTGGGCCTCTATAGGTCACCTGTCGAAGAAGACTCTATTGCTAAAATGTTGCATACTCACTTGAAATCTAAGATTTTATCTATGGAACAATCGAGTGCTGAAGCAATTCAAAATGTAGCATTGAAATACTTTGAATGTGGCCGTGAGGTCTATACCGAGCGTGTTGCTCAACTTGAGCAAGTCGCACGTGACTCTGGTATCCAGGGTTACATAGGACCGATCATGAGTTATGATGATCGTGTCGCTTGGTACCGTGAGAAGTTTGACCTTTAGGTCAACTTCTATAGCCCGCCTTGGGGGCTTCATACCTTGGGCCACCGTAACTATACGTTGGATAAGCTAAAAATAGTTGTTTGCGTTTGATTAACGCATGGAGTCTAGGTTCTGAATTACCTAGGTCCCATGGACAGCTACGCAAATAGTCTTTGTATATATTGTTATTTAGCAATGGGGTGACGCCCACTAAAACAGCACTGTTATGTTGTCGATTGATGTACCGCACATAATATATAACAAATTACATTACTAATTTACAAACAATAATGGAGGAAGATAACCTCGATAAAAATATCAAATCTCATAATGCTATGATGAATATTCATCATGCGGAAGTCAGATATCTTAGTAGCCGTGTCGGTGAACTTAAAGCAAAATTAGCCAAAAAGTATCGTCACGTGCATCAATTGGAAAAACGAATTGAATTCTTAGAAGGTGCTGTGTTAGTGTCTCAATCTGGCGTGGTATCCGATTCTCAACCTGCTCCTGGTACAAAGGAAGAAGCTGTTGCTTCTTTAACAACAGAACAAATTACTGCCTTTGCAGATCAAGATGCAGGTTGGATAACGGAGAAAGTTGGTACTTATGAATCAACTATGGATTTGGGTAATAATACTGACAGCGAGTTGGGAAGTTTTCTCCGACGACCTATTCGTCAATCTGCCCAAACTTGGGTAGTTGGACAACCTTTCTTCTATTCATTTAATCCTTGGGCTGCCTTTTGTGAAAATCCCTACGTTAGGGATAAGATCAAGAATTACAAGCTCCTTAGGATGAAATTGAATGTGAAGATGGTAATCTCGGGCACGAAATTCCATTATGGACGTGCGTTGGTTTCGTACAATCCATACACTGCAGGAGATCAAGTGACCGTGAATCGCAACTTTGTTGCTCAAGATCTAATTCAAGCTTCTCAGAAACCACACTTTTTCTTGAATCCGACCAAAAATACTGGAGGAGAGTTAAAATTACCCTTCTTTTGGCCTAATAATTATTTGCGTATTCCGGAAGCAGATTGGCAAAATATGGGAGATGTTACTATTTCATCATTTGCTAATCTACTTCATGCTAACAGTGGCAATGATCCTGTGACCATTACTACGTATATTTGGGCTGAAGATGTCGTGCTCACTACACCGACGGGGTCTGATCCCCCTCTACCTTCTCAGAGTGGAAGACGAGGTGGACGTATGTCCAAGGGTGATAAGAGTAATAGCATTAGTTCCCAAGATGAATATGGACAGGGTATTATTTCCAAACCTGCATCTGCTGTAGCGAAGATGGCTGGTTCTTTAACGAAATTACCGTTAATTGGTCCATACATGAGAGCTACTGAAATTGGTGCTGATGCCACCAGTAAAGTAGCCCAATTATTCGGTTATTCTAGGCCAAATATTATCTCTGATATTGTCCAAGTTAAACCATCACCTACTGGAAACTTAGTCAACACTGATGCTGCTGATGGAGCCATTAAGTTGTCTCTTGATAGTAAAGCTGAATTGACTGTTGATTCTCGTACTGTTGGTTTGGATGGAACTGATGAAATGGGCATTTTAGATTATGTGAAAAGAGAGTCTTATTTGACGCAATTTCTATGGACACCAGGTGGATCACCAGATACTTTGTTGTGGAATACGCGTGTAGCCGCTATGCAATTAGATAACGTTGCGGGGGAAATTCACATGACTCCACTAGCACATATGGCAACATGTTTTGAGCAATGGCAGGGGTCACTTAAATTCCGTTTTCAGGTTGTCAAAAGTGATTTCCATAAGGGGCGTATCTTGGTTAGATGGGATCCTAACGCATTTACCTCAGCAGTCGAATACAACACCAATTATTCGAGGGTTGTTGACATTGCGGAAACAGATGACTTTGAAATTGTCGTTGGTTGGGGGCAAAGTGAAGCTTGGAAGCTTTGTGGGGAGCCTGCTGAATCAACAAGCAATTTTTCGTCAACAGTACGATTGCTTAATGCGGTTGATTCAACTGCGCCTTTTAGCAATGGTGTTTTGGAATTGTCGGTGCTTAATGATTTGGTTAGTCCGGGCATTGATGCGCCAATTTCCATTAATGTCTTTGTGTCTGCTTGTGATGATTTTAAATTGGCAGCCCCACGGAATTCTGGTTTGCGTGATTATCATTTGTGGCCAGAAGGAGGGGATCCTTTTGAGACTGGTATTACCGCTCCTCGGACTCCTATCCGTGAAGCGGAGGTTCTAGAATCTCAAAGTAGTTCCCCCAATGTGGAAACTGGAGATACCACAATATCCGATAAGCCCACTGCATCAGGTGAATTGATGACCATTGGAGAGCAAGGCGACCAAGATGATCCCACTTATACGGTGTTCTATGGAGACCCTCCTTGTTCAATTCGTGAGTTATGCAAACGATATTGCTATACTCGATGGTGGTATCCTCCTCAAGCGGGTGATGATGCAGCTCGCATTAATTACTTGACCAATAAGGCTGCATCTTATCACACTGGATATGATCCCAATGGTCTGGACACTTCAACTGATTTAGTTTCACGAGTGACAATAGGTCCCACCGCATTTCACTCGTGGTTCACGCCTGCGTATGCGGGAGTTCGTGGTGCATACAGAAAGAAATATATCTTTTCTGCAGGCAACTCAAGACAATCTCCTGCTATCGTACGCTCTAATTTTACTTCAAGTGGTAATGGAACATTCACTGGTGCTGCTGTATCCTTACTTCAAAGTGATACGGTTGTTCAAAAGTGGATGACAGCCAGTTGGCCTTATGACACGGGAGATGGTGCAGCTACTACTAATTTGGGTATTAATAACACTATTGAAGTGGAATTCCCATATTACCAACCGAAAAGATTCTCCAAGGCGAGGTCTATTAGTGCACAAGATTTAGATTGTAATTCGCATACTGTTGCGACAACTGATGCTAAAATTCGCATTAAAGGCCAAGCTGCAGATTATAATACAAATTATATGCAGTATGATGCCGTTGGTGAAGACTTCTCACTATTTTTCTTCACTGGTGTTCCCATTTATTGGAAGTACCGAGTGGATCAAAATAGTTAAGGTAATTCATTTATCTTCATAATTTATATAAATTTTACAGGATTTTGTAAGAATCCGTCCTGTAATCTTATTTAGGATTCGATTTAATACTCATGCAACTATGGAAACATAGGTATGGGTATAATCGTGCGAGCGACCCGCACGTCATATGCTAGCGCATATAGGAGACAATTCTCGACTTTTAATAGAAGTCACCTGGTATTTTACCTTCGAGTTTTGTCTCGGAGGCTTTTCGCTAGGTGGCAACTTTAAGAGTCAGATTGCCTCGCCTGTATATATG